ACGGTCGCAAAATCATTACAACAAAAAGAAATGAACTTGGCAACAATCGCAATCACAAAATCAAGGATCGGTAAAGATGGGATTATATTTGAGAACTGTAAGTTTGACAATGGTATGTTAGAGATAGATACAGAACAAAGTGTAACATTCCTTGGCCACGAGGAACAAAAAGAAGAAAAGAATAGGAACAGAATTAAGGAACTGTTAGAAAGAAAAAAACAAAAAGAACAACAAGAATCTTAAAATAAATTATTAAATTTGAATAAAATGGATATTTCGCAAAAAATATTAAGTGACATTACTGTCTTTATGAAATACGCTAAGTTTCAACCTGAATTAAACAGGAGAGAGACTTGGGAAGAGTTGGTAACCCGTAACAAGGAGATGCACCAACGTAAGTACCCCCACATCAAAGATGAGATAGAGGAGGTATATAAAATGGTATACGACAAGAAAGTATTACCATCTATGAGATCATTACAATTCGGGGGAAAGCCAATTGAGATTTCACCAAACAGAGTTTATAATTGTGCATATATGCCAATTGACCATGTGGACGCATTTTCTGAAACCATGTTTTTACTTTTAGGTGGAACAGGAGTTGGATACTCAGTTCAAAAACACCATGTTGAAAAACTACCAGAAATAAAAAAACCAAACCCTGAAAGAACAAGACGTTACTTAATTGGTGACTCTATTGAAGGATGGGCAGACGCCATTAAAGTATTGATGGAATCGTATTTAGGTTACAAATCGTCAACACCTGTATTTGATTTTTCAGATATTAGACAAAAAGGGGCGAACCTTGTAACATCAGGTGGGAAGGCTCCGGGACCTCAACCACTAAAAGATTGTATCCACCACATAACAAAAGTGTTGGATAACAAAAAAGATGGGGAAAGATTATCACCAATTGAAACTCACGACATTGTTTGTCATATTGCTGATGCGGTATTGGCCGGTGGTATCAGAAGAGCGGCGCTTATCTCATTATTCTCGGCGGATGATGAAGAAATGATATCTTGTAAGTCAGGAAGTTGGTGGGAACAAAATGCACAAAGAGGTAGAGCAAATAACTCGGCAGTACTTCTTCGTCACAAAATAACAAAAGAATTCTTTATGGATTTGTGGAAACGTATTGAGTTGTCAGGTGCAGGAGAACCAGGAATTTATTTATCTAACGATAAAGATTGGGGAACTAATCCATGTTGTGAAATTGCACTAAGGCCATTCCAATTCTGTAACCTATGTGAGGTAAATGCATCAGATATTGAATCACAAGAAGACTTTGATAAAAGAGTTAGAGCGGCATCATTCATTGGTACACTACAAGCGGGATACACAGACTTTCATTACCTAAGAGACATTTGGAAAAGAACAACTGAAAAAGATGCACTTATTGGTGTTGGTATGACAGGTATTGGTTCAGGCGTTGTATTGGGTTATGATATGAAAAAGGCATCTAAAGCGGTTAAAGAAGAAAACGAAAGAGTTGCAACACTTATAGGAATTAACAAATCTGCAAGAACAACAACGGTTAAACCATCAGGAACATCATCTTTAGTGTTAGGTACATCATCAGGTATTCACGCTTGGCATAATGATTATTACCTAAGAAGAATCCGTGTTGGAAAAAACGAATCAATTTATTCATACCTTGCAATTAATCACCCTGAATTGATTGAAGACGAATACTTCAGACCACACGACACTGCGGTTATTACAATCCCACAAAGAGCACCTGAAGGGTCAATAGTAAGACACGAGTCAGTATTTCAGATGTTAGAAAGAGTTAAAAAAGTTTCACAAGAATGGATTAAACCTGGTCATAGAAACGGACAAAATACTCACAACGTATCGGCAACCGTTTCAATTAAAGAAGATGAGTGGGAATTAGTTGGTGATTGGATGTGGAATAATAGAGACTTCTATAACGGACTTTCAGTATTACCATACAACGGAGGAACTTACACACAAGCACCTTTTGAAGATTGTACAAAAGAGGACTTTGAAAGATTAGTTAAATCATTAACAGATGTTGATCTTACAAAAGTTATTGAGTTACAAGATAACACTGACCTACGAGGAGAAGCTGCGTGTGCCGGTGGAGCATGTGAAATTGTATAAGTCATGAAAGTACAATGGGGAAATGATATAACGCTAACATACCAAGTATTGTTAGCGTTTTATAATCAAAGAAAAACTAACTAAAATGAATGTAGGAGCATCAAAAGATTGGATACAACAACAATACGTTAGAGAGTTTGGGCCAAAACTTCAACCAACTGAGTTTTATTATGATAGTCAAGGTAGAATGGTCATGACAGAAAATTACCATATGAAACGTGGTAAATGTTGTGGTAATGGATGTTTACATTGTCCATACGAACCAAGACACGAAAGAGGAAATACAAACCTAAAAGAAAAATCACTGAGTAATCAGTGATTTTTTTTATTTATATAAAATTATACCAGGTTATATTTATTAGATATGGCAGATGGGGTAACATATGGTATAATATTTCCTTTTAGACAAAGTATTGAGGGTAAGTTCTTAGCGCTTTCAGAAGAAACAGATGAAGAAATAAGAAGTAATTTAATTCATCTATTATTAACAAGAAAAGGTAGTAGATATTTTTTACCGGATTTTGGTACTAGATTATATGATTTTATATTTGAACCACTTGATGGTGAAACGTTTGATAGTATCAGAGGAGAAATAGAAGATTCAGTTAATAAGTATATACCAAATTTAACAATACAAAACATATCAATAGAACCATATATAGATTCAGAACCATCTTTAGGGGAACTTTCCTCAGAACAATTTGACATTCCGATATACCGAGTACCTGGAGCAAACACTGAAGAATATACGGCAAAGGTTAAAATAGAATATATTGACAACTCAAGTGCTTTTGGATCTAGAGAATTTGTAATTATAAATATTTAATATATATGGCTAATAAAAAAATATCATATACAGAGAGAGACTTTGAAGGTATAAGACAAGAGTTAATTAATTATACACAACAGTATTACCCTGAACTAATCCAAAACTTTAACGATGCTTCGGTATTCTCAGTATTAATGGATTTAAATGCTGCGGTTACTGACAACCTACATTTTCATATAGATAGAAGTATACAAGAAACTGTTTTACAATATGCACAACAAAGATCATCTGTTTTTAATATTGCAAGAACTTATGGTTTAAAAATACCAGGTTTAAGACCTTCAGTGACTATTGCTGATATTTCTATAACTGTTCCTGCCGCGGGAGACTCTGAAAATACATCTTATCTTGGTGTTTTGAGGGCTGGATCTCAATTTGGAGGTGCTGGTACTATTTTTGAAAATCTTTATGACATTGATTTTTCTTCTGACTTTAACATTGAGGGGTTTGTAAACAGGACTAAAGTACCTACTTTTGATCAAAACAATAACATAGTAAATTATGTAATCACAAAAAGGGAGGTTTTAGTTAACGGATCAACTAAAATATTCAAAATAGTTATAAATCAAAACAATGTTGTACCATTCTATAATTTTTTCTTACCTGAAAAAAATGTATTAGGGGTAACATCAATCATACAAAAAGATGGTACCTCTTATCAAAACACGCCAACATATTCTGAATTTAATTCAGCAGAAGGTAGATGGTATGAAGTTGATGCCTTAGTTGAAGACACCGTATTTATTGAAGACACAACAAAACCTGTGGATTCTACGGGGGTAAAGGTCGGTAAATATATAAAAACAGATAATAGGTTTATTACAGAATATACACCAGAAGGGTTCTTAAAAATTCAATTTGGTGCTGGTACAACAACACCGAATGAACAACTACAGCAGTTCACTAGAACTGGAATCCCATTGAAATTACAAAATTACCAAAATAATATTGGTTTAGGTTTGACCGTAAAACCAAATACGACACTATTTGTTCAATATAGAGTAGGTGGTGGTGTTGTTTCTAACATAGGAGTCGCGGCAATTAACCAAGTATTAACATCGGATTTATATGTGAACGGTCCATCTGATAGTATAAATAGAAGTGTGACACAATCATTAACGGTTAATAATGTAACCGCTGCGATTGGTGGAGCAAACCAACCATCAATTGAAGAAGTTAGAAACATGGTTACGTTTAATTTTGCATCACAAAGAAGAGCGGTGACAATTAATGATTATAAATCCTTGATAGATACTATGCCTGGTAAATACGGAGCACCAGCAAAAGTTTCGATAACAGAAATTGATAATAAAATATCTGTTAAAATATTATCGTATGATAATACTGGAGTTTTAACGCAAACGGTATCAAATAACCTAAAAACAAATTTAGCAACCTACCTGTCAAAATACAGGATGATAAACGATTATATATCAATAGAGGTTGCAAAAGTTATAGATCTTGAACTTGAATTTCTTGTTGTTTTAGATAATCCCGGATCCCAATCTGAGGTGATAACACAATTAATTAATCAAGTTAGTAATTATATGAACCCAGTAAATAGAGAACTTGGTCAAAATCTAAATGTGTCTGATTTAAGAAGATTAGTCCAAGATATTGGAGGAGTAAATACGTTAGCAGAAATCAGAATTTATAACAAAGTTGGGGGTCAATATTCTTCTTCAGAAACATCACAAAGATATGTTGATACAACAACAAAACAAATTGAATTAGTTGATGATACTATATTTGCTGAACCTGACCAAATCTATCAAATTAGATTCCCAAGAAAGGATATTAAGGTTAGAGTAAAAAACCTTTCAACCGTAGACTTCTCATAAGATTATTTATTTTGGTAATACTCTTGTTATTTTTAAAATAACTAACATAACTATTTATCAACAAAGAGCATTATGTCTAAAAATTATAGATTAAGAACAACACCAGGTATAGATAAAAACATAAGAATTAAAGTAGATCAAGATTTTGATTTTATTGAAATATTATCATTAAAATTAAAACAATCTGACGTTTATACAAGATTTTGTGCCGATTATGGTGTAGTTGCTGGAAGAGTTATTGCAAATGGTGGGTATGGGGTACCAAATGTAACAGTTTCGGTATTTGTACCACTTTCAGTTGAAGACTCTGAAGATCCTGTCATCTCAACATTATACCCATATAAAACTTTAACTGACAAAAATGAAGATGGTTATAGATATAACCTTTTACCGTATGTTCAAGAATATGGAGGACACAACCCAACAGGGACTTTTCCTGATAGAGAGGATGTTGTAAGTAACAGTACAGTATTAGAGGTTTATGAAAAATATTATAAATACACAGTTAGAACTAACGATAGTGGTGACTTTATGATTGTCGGAGTTCCATTAGGACAACAAATAGTTGTGATGGATATGGACGTATCAAATATTGGTTGTTTTTCTTTAAGACCTGCCGATCTTATAAGAATGGGTATGGGTAGTGAAGGACAATTTGAGGGGTCATCTTTTAAATCATCACCTGATTTAGATTCTTTACCACAAATAGTTAATGAAAAGAAAGAAGTTGAAGTAACTTCGTTTTGGGGTGATGATGAGTTATGTAATATTGGTATCACAAGAGTGGATTTTGATTTGAGGGATTTAGGAATTCAAATTGAACCTCAAGCAATATTCATGGGATCAATGTTTTCAACAACAGATGAAGATGCGTTACAAACTAATTGTAAACCAAAATTTGATACAGGAAATCTTTGTGATTTGGTTACGGCACCTGGTACCATTTTAGCTATCAGACAAACAATATATACAGACGCCGCAGGATACCCAATACTTGAACAATATAAATTACCTGAAGGTGGAAATATTATTGATAGTGACGGTACTTGGTTAATTGAGATGCCGATGAATTTGGATTATATTACAACAAACGAATTTGGAGAACAAGTAATATCAAATGACCCTAAAGTAGGTATCCCAACAAAGGCAAAATATAGATTTAAAATTCAATACCAAAATGAAGGTTTTGCCGCATCAACACAAAGAGCAGATTATTTGGTTCCTAATATTAGAGAATATGGGTGGAACTCAACACCAACCGCAAATGGACCAGCAAATGATACATTACAAAGACAATCATATGCGTTTAGTTTAGATTGGACTGATTACGGAGATACTGGGACAACGATTGGTCAAAAAATGATAGCAGACGCAATAAACTGTGAAGATAAGTTTTTTGAATTTAATTATAACAGAGTTTATACCGTTTCAAGTTTTATTGATAGATGGAAATGGGGATTTAATAGGTCAAGACATTTAGGGATAAAAGAAATCACAAATAGAGAGTGTTCAACAACAACAAATAGAATGCCTGTTAATGATGGTGTTAGAAATTTTGATTTAATATTTTTCTTATTTAATTTAGTTATAACCATTTTCTCTCCATTGGCTTTTGTCTTAATACCATTAATGCACGTTATTGCAAAATTTTGGCCTATTGCTAGATGGGCATTAGCGATAGGGGTTCCTATTTTTATAACATATTTAATCGTCCAATCGGTGGGGGCGGCCTTCGCAGCTTTTCCTGCAGTTGGATTAATGATTTTATCGGCAGCCTTTGCTATAATATTGGGTTTGGCTTTGGCGTTTTATATTGCTAGAGTATTACCATTAATGTTTGCAACATCCAGTTTAAAAGGAATAACATTACCATCTATGACGTATCCTGATTGTGAGGCCTGTTCGTGTGAAGCGCAAGATTTAACATTAGAAGAAATTGTCGGTGATGGGACTACTGGTAGTTTAGAAACATTGGTAATAAGACGAAATAATATATATACAAGAAAAAACTCATCATTTTTGTGTGACGTTAATTCAAATTCATTTTGGAGTGCGATACCTAATGAGTCTATATGTGATGCTAATGGTAATAATAGTGATTGTACCATTAACGTCAATAGTTTACCATTTTGTGGGTTAAGAACTGACAATTTTGATGGGGGGGCTAACTTAGAAGGACAAAAATACCAAATGAATAGTTACGGTATTAGATACGCAATTGCAGGATATCCGAATGAAAAAATAAAAGGAACGCCAACCAGTAGATTGTTTTTCCCTGACGGAAACGCAATATTTCAACAAGACATAACATGGTCACAAAGATTAAAT